TTGTTTATTACTTCACTCCAATTGAATAGTTTCGGTGCTGTTATTGGCTCGATAATTGGCGAATGTTCTTTTACGAACGGTTCACTTTTTGCGAGTATAAGCATTTGACTATTCAAATATTTTAATTTCATTTCCATTTCATAAAGGCGCTCATCACTTCCCTTACCATTTGCGAGACCTTTGATAAGTAAGTCAATATCATTTGAGATTTTAACCGCCTTTTCTACCTTATCTTCACTCTTCATTACGTCAACTACATACGTTTCGCTATTTGCTCCAAACGTAACCGCAGAACCTTCGTATAATTTCAACTCACTGATTTGATAGTAACCTTGCGACGGTAATGTGCTGTCATCTATCCACTTCATTTTATCTTGAATGTATTGAAATCCGATTGAATGTTCACGAATTATTCCATCGTTATAATCGTTCCAAGCGTCCTCTCCAATTGTTGAATTACCTAATTGAGCAACAGCATAAAGACCGATTTCATCCTCTCCTATTTGATTGAATTTACCTATTTGCTTTTCCCAATCGTGCCATCTTAAGAATGCTATTTTACGGTTAGATGAACTTTCTGGACCTCGTTCTTGTATTGACTTGGTAAACGCACCCTTTTTAATCATATCGTTATCACTGTCGATATTATCGAACTTCGCCAGGTATATTGCTACTTGTCTTTTATCGGAGCTTATATCCTTTATTTCGGCTGCTCCTTTTGTTTGGTAGTTAGTTGATTTCATATTTATATTATTAAAGTTGCTGCTACTTCGGGTTCGCATTCATAAAGAGCAACCAAAGAATTTAAAGCGGTTTCACGTGTCATTTGTCCTGCAATAATTGCGGTGTTAAGTTTTATTACATCGTTTAACATTATGCTGCTCGTTTCAGCTTCAATTTTCTCTGCTGCATATTTCACTTGTTCGTCTTCTTGTAGTACTTTCAAATGGTCGAAACACGCTTCAATACGTATGCCTTCCTTATCAAGTCCTAATTGGTGACAAATTGAATCGTACATCTGCTGAGTCTCAGGAATAATTGTATCTGTGTAAACCATACGAATCGAGTCCTTAACGTTGCTGAACGTGCTACCTTTCTCACTTGAAAATAGATTTGCATTCATTCCGTAAGCGTCAATAATAGCCATTTTGTCAGCTGTAAGCTCTTCAAATAGCATCAAATCTCTTGTTGGGTAACTCATCGACTGCCAATTAACTTGACTTTCAGTGATTATTATTTCGTCTTTACTTCGGTTGTACCAATCCCTTTGTATTTCTCTTTTTTCTTCGGGAGTCATAGGAATAGAACCGCCTAAATCTGAGTTTTGAGCGGACAAAATACCTATTGCACCGATATTTTCAAGCAATACATTGCGCTTGTGGTAACTTGCTTTAATGTTTGATAGTGGATATTTAAGTGCATCGATTCTACTTGTAGGTTTGATTATGTTCATACCGTCAGTAGTGGTTAAATAAATAACATCTTCTATTGGCAAAGTCTCGATTTCGTTGTCATCATACTCGAATTTATAACCGTCAATAAGACCGTTCACGTCCATTTGTTTAAGCGTTTTGCCGCTAGTTTGTATTTGAATCTTATTACTAGGTAGCGGGACAAATAAATTACGTTGGTTAAACGCTCTTAATGGACAATAACCGAATGCATTTGAGTATAAAGCATCATTAACCGATAGTGAATAGACAACATCTGACCAACTTTGAACGGGGTTTGGTCGATTAACCATATCTAAAAACCAATGATCCGTTATTTCAACGTTATCTTTATCGTATAACTTTGGCACGTTTGAACTCATCATCGAGGCACGCTTATCAATAACGGCTCTGAACTCTGGAATAGTTAGGAACCACTCCCAAGCGTTGTTCGTATCAATCCAAATGGCATTTTTTACACCCCACACTTGGTTTTGTATAGGTCTTAGTCTATTGAATTGGTTTATGAATCTATTCTGTTGACCGCTGTTAACGCCAAAAAACGACTCCCAAAAATTTATCTCCATCTGAATTGATTAGAATTTAAGCAAAGTTAAGACAATTTTTTAAACATTGATTGAACAAATATAGATAATCCACTTAAACAGTCAGGAGCGTCGTCATTCTTGTTCTTACCCTCCTTACTAAAACTTAGTACATTTTGGATAAATAACTCGGATTGATTGTCTCCATTGCGTATAAAAATCATAGAATTCATTACGTGAGCAGAACTCATTATTATTCGCGTTATTTTATTTTGCGTGTTATGTACTTGTAGTGTTTTTGTCCTTGTTATCGTTCTAAGTTGACGTTCAAACATTGCGCCCATCGAATTACTTTCGACCCTACAATAACTTACGTTCCATTTATCCAACATTGCAGCTGTTTGAGGGATCGTAATGTCGGTATTATCTCTAGTCATTAAATAGTCCACAATAAACAGCTGTTTCTTCACAATTGCACAAATTGCAACTGACGTATAATCAGTGCCTTGGTCACTAACGTCCACGTAGCCAAGACAACCTTCAATAGGGTTTGATTTCGTGATTTCGGCAAACTCCTCTTTAGTAAGAAAATTAAGGTTATTAAACAACCGTCCTTTCATATCTACTGGCTGCTGTTGGTACTCTGCTTCCCATATTTCGGGTGCTGTACGTTTCTTTTTTTCTATGTATTCAGCTGTTGTTAGCACGTCCTCACAAAATGACTCCCCTTGGTCATTCATAGCACTCACAATAATCGATTTATCGTATATCTTTGACTCAATATTGCGGCCTATAACATCGTTTAAAGACCATCTAGTGCCTATGTCAATCCTGGCACATCCACTCTCAAACCTACTATCGTGTGTTGATTCCTTCCATTGATTGATTCTATCGTTCACAGTGTCGGATAGTGCGTCTTCAATGCCTCGGTAAAGGTCATCTGTTATCGCAACGTTTGACGCTCCGAACCCAATTATAGTACCACCAACACCCGCACCGAAATACCCTACTTGTTTACTCGTATTGGTATTCCACCCTTGTAGGTTCGATTTATCATCTGATAGGCTTACATTAGGAAATATTGAACGGTATTTATCACTCTTAACGATTGCTCTAACGTCATAACTGAATTTTAAGAACAAAGTAGCTGTACACGTGTTACGCATTACGCTCTTAGTCGGATTTTTTCCGATTGTCCATGCACAGAATAACGAAGTGATATACGATTTACCTGCTCTAGGTGGCATTGAAACGCTTAAACTCTTGATTGTTTTCTCTTCAATTTCTTGGAAAGCGTCCGCTATTTCTTTAAGGAACGGTCTATTTACGAAAAAAGTACGGTCATAAGCCATACAAAACTCCCAGAGTGAACGTCTTGATAGCTCATTCCTAAGCATTCGTTTAGCGTATTCCTTACGTTCATTCATCTTCCTTTAATAAGTCCCTTAATTCGTCCGTAGTGAGGTTGGATAGGTCTATTTCAGTGTTTGTTTGTTCGATTTGTTGAACGGGTGCGCCATATGCTGAGTCAAGTACCGCCTTGTAAGCGTTTGTATCTTCTTTTTCGATTGCCTTATTGATTTGGGCTAAGTGCATTTTGAGTTCGTTGTCGTTTAGTGACAATAGCTCTTTCAATATGGTGCTTCTATTACGTACACCCTTGCCTCTTCCCTTAGGATTCGCATTGTTATTTTTACCAAATGGTTTTAAGTTTTCTTCGTTTGCCATTTTTTCACGTTTTTTTCACGTTTTTTTCGCACTTCTGTACGGTACTATTTTATTCAATAAATCCTTTCGTTTTCCGCAGTTGCACGTCTTTATCACGCTCTTAACTACTTTGGCTATTCCTGTTGATTCAAGTATGTTCTCTACTGTGTCGCCTAGCCCGATCGGATTCTTATTTAATCCCATTTTAGATAAATAATCTAACAGTCCAATAAATTCCTAATATCACCCCTAAAGATAACACACGTGTGAATGAGCTAGCCATCTCTTTTTGACCTTCAAACCAGGTTGTGATTTTTGATTGTTGTAACCAAGGTAAAAAGAATAACATTGCTCTATCAATAAAGAAGATTATTCCGAATATTGGTAGTAAGGTGATTCCTAACGCTACTTTTAGCTTTTTGTTCATAATTGTTCGTTTTAATTGTTAAAAAACGCACAAAGTTTGTATCCGCTACTCCCCTTGTGCGCTACAAAACCTAAACACTAGTCAATGCAAAGATATTAATTTTCGTTTGAATAACGTAAAAAATAAATGTAGTGTAAATGTCCTATTGATTTAGTGGTTAATATTCCTATTTCGTGTTTTCGTAGTTCCTGCTTCAATTTCCAAATGTTAATACTTTTTTGTACGCAAATTGTAGGTATAGCATCCGTTTTAAAGCCTATTGAGTAACCTATCAAGGCTTCTTTGTACTTTACGGTAATTATCGTTGCTAGCCACTCTTCGGTCGGTATTCCATTTAGATATTTAGCGCATTTTTCCACGTGTTTTTTGCGAAAGATAATGAATAAATTGATAATTGTTAAAAAAATAAATAAATACTAAATGCAATTGTTACCAATGCTAATAAAAATCTGATAATTGCTATGTTCTCGTTCATAATTTCTGTTTTTAATTTGTTTCTAAATAATTGTAGTAATTTCTCTTCCCGTTACTTAAGGATTTATCGTTTGCTGAGTCGATTGGGTCTAAAAAGTAGTAAACCTTCTTTTTTATCCGTTTTTTTGTCACCTTCTTTTCGGGTTTCAATATCCAAAATACTGCGAATACTTGCGCACAAATTACGATAAACACTCCGATTTTAAATATTGCTATTTTCATAATCTAATAGATATTTGCCTATTTTCTCAAGTGTTGTTGTGTGAAGACCTTTAGTCGTGTTTTCAGCGTTTAAATAAAGCCATATTTGATTCTGACTCAATCCGGCATCTCTGGAAAACTTCGCTAATGTGATATTTTCAGTGAGTAAATGGTGTTGTATCATCTCCCTTGCTAAACTGTTTACTTTAGATAGTTGTTTTGCTGTCATTATTTCGTGTTTTTAAAAGGGGTTTTTACGCCCCCATTGTTATCAAAAAGGTAAATCCTGATTTTCTTCAAATTCATTTTGAATAGGCACGTTTGTTACAGCGTTATTCAAGTCTAAAACGTCCAACTTCCAACCTTCTAAAGTATTAAAACAAGTTTCAACACCTGCTGCATTCGTCCATAAACGCCCTTTAATATTGATTTCAATACCTACCTTATTACCTACTGCTAAATTCTGCAGCAAGGCGCACTTGTCATTCACAAATTGAATTGATAAATGTTGCTTGTATGGTCCTTCATCAACTTCTAAAATTACATCCTGTTTAGTGAATTTCTCACTCTTAACCTCTTTTGTGCCAATTTTGTACACTAACCCTTCAATTTTCATCTTTACTTTGTTTATTTATGTTAATAACTTCTTTTAATTTATTTTGATATACTAAATGTGCTTCATATTTACAATCAAAACAACCCAAATGATAGTTTTTATTATTATAACCAATTTGAGCTATAAATTTATTGTGATATTTTGACCATCTAACACCAGTTATTCCTGTATTGTTTTTTCTATCTTTACTAATATTTTCTCTATGCGATATGATTTGTAAATTATCTAACCTATTATTTAATTTATTATTATCTAAATGGTCAATTACAATTTTACCTTTTTGAGCAATATAATTTAAAAAAGCATCAGCAACTAGCCTATGAACATGTTTTGTTTTTAAACCATTATTTCTTAATCCAACGTGTAAATATCCATATCCATTTTGCTGTTGAATTAAAATTCTTTCCGTTTTAATAGTTCCATTTCTAGGCAAACTTTTAACATTACCTAAATTACTCACTTGATATAGTCCTTCATAACCGACTACTGGCATCCATACTTCTTGCATATTTTTACAGTTAAAATTTACAGTTAAAAAAAGAAACGTGGAAGGTGTAACTGCTTCACTTTTCAAACGGCTAATTACCTCCGTTCTATCCACGCATCTAATATACAAAAAATTAGCCAATTAAATAAATATTTTCTTTAAACTTTCATAATATTCTTTACCAACTTCAATTCTATTTTTAATCTTATCAATATCTGAGTCATTTAATTCAACTATAAATCTTTTAACCCTTAATTCGCTTGGAATATGACTAAAAGAATGCATATCCATTACAGCTTGTCTTAATTCTAAATCTTCATCTATTAAACAAGCCTTCCAATGCGCCCTTCTTATTTCATCTTCTACTATTTGATGTGGAGTATCAACCAATGTATAGACAAGTTCTGACTTTGTTTTACCTGTCAACCACATGTATCCAACCAATTGCCAATAGTAATCTTTGTTTTTCAGTGTTTCGTCGAATAAAGGAAACGTACTACCGTTCCAACTGCATTTTATATCCGCAAGTAATGAATCCGTGTTTATGTCAGGTTCGCCCGTTATCCACTCGTTGTTAAACCTGGTCTCATTCTTAACTACGAAATCCCAATTTAAAACCTCTGAGGCGAATTGTATAGCTTCGTCTTCCATCTCTAAACCTTTATCAGTATATCGGCTCGAAAACTCCTTATAAATACCCAATTCACGCTCTTTGAATAAGTCCTGAATGTAACTTTTTGCCGTTTCTGATAATGTTTCGCTTTTTGTTCTTGGGTCTGTCATCAACTTCCCAAGTGAACTGCATCTAAATAGTAACTCTTTCATAATAATTTTAATGCTGATTTTTGCAAATCGGTTAACTCAAATTTAAATAAATCTTCTTTTTTCGCCTTTCCGTCATTTACTGCGATAATAGCCTTTTCAAATCGTTCGTTCGATATTGGTTGTTTATTCACGTGTTTAGCTACTTCATTACCATCGTCATCTTGCATTGATAAACTCAAAAGTGACTGAATAGAATAACGTCTAAAATACGAAATACACCCGCCTAATTTTTGAGGGTCGGTTATCTCAGGTAGTTTAATTTCAGATACTATTTCAATTCCCGTTTCAATATCAATCACTACGCTTTGCACTAAGCCACTTTTAATCGGTTGTAAGAGTATTAAACCGTATTTATGTAGTATCGGCTCAACTACATCTAAAATAGTGTTTAAATCGGCGTATTTTGATTTAAAGAATGGATTATCCGCAGATTTGTTAATTTTTCCGATTTCTTGCTTAGCTAAATGTAGCTTGTGGTAAATTCCATTTGGTTTTGGTAAATCAATTAAATTATCTACTTCTTTAACTGCATTTTGCTTTGAGATTTCCAAGTAATCATCAAAACTTAATTTTTCTTCTTTACTCATAATGACTTGTTTTAGTTTTGTTCTACAAATATAAACTTTCTTTTTATATAAAACGCTATTATTTTAATTTATTTTTATAAATGTTGATTATTTCTTTTAATTCATCAATGTTGTACTTCTTTTCAGCGTGTGCAATACTATCTAAATATTCGAGTTTTGCTATTCCGTATTTTCGTATAAACCCAATTCTATAATTATTCGGGTCTCCGCTTAAATCTTTGTTGCAAGGTCTTGAACATTGACTATTTACATTAAATTCGTTAAATCGCACGTTTGCGTGGCCACCCGCACTCCATAAATGCCCCGCATCACAATTACCTTCTTTAATTGCTTTACCACAGCTTATACAATTTAATCCTTCATCACGTTGTCTTATCCACTTATTAAAAACTTGTTGAGCGATTTTAAGATAGTCTTGTAAAGTAAGCATATCTTTTTTCAGCTTTGATTTTCTTTCGCTCCATTCCTTTGACTCACTTTTTTTCTTTTGTTCGAGTTTTTGTAGGGCTTCGATTAGCTTACATTCGTGTTTCCAACAATATTTTTCTAGAGTTGAAAATCTCGGTTCAAATGGTTGGCGGCATTCCTTGCATTTTTTGCTCATATTCCATTCATTAAATTAGCGTTTATTTCCTTTAACTTTTCCATCTCAAATCTTAACTCCATATTTTCCTTATGAAAGTTGAAATTCATCTTTTGCAAGGTATCGAATTCTTTTGAAAACTGTTTGAATATTCTATACGTTTCATTCATTTGATTTAAATGCTTCTGCATTCCTTGAATAAATTCTTTGCGTTCTGGGCTCTTCTCCTTCACCTCAGAAAGTGTAAATTTCAACGATTCGATTATTGCGATTATGTTTGTTTGTGCAATTATTACGTCTAAATATTCCATAATTTTTATTTAAAAAGGTAAATTTTGATTGTTTAAAGTGTGATAAGACTCTGAAAAACTCTTTAATTCTATTTCAGATTGTTTTTTCTTCGGTCTTTTTAAAGGGTCAATTCCTCCAATCTTAAAGCCTAAGCCGAAATTATAATCAAATAGTAAAGGGTCATTCAAATCTGTTTGTTGACCTCCAGTATCTCTATCTTTAATTTTTTCTATATCAACCATTGTTTGAAATTTCATCGTTGGGTGCTTAACTAATCGGTGAATGACTAACATATCGTCACTTCTATTTAAAAACGGCTTACCACCTTCCACGTGTGCTTTTAATGGCGGTTTTAAATGTCCTGCGTATGTATGGTCAAGTGGATAAATCATTGAAGTACGCCCGCTTTCGCTTGTTGGGTGTGTAGAAATATAGATAGTTTTTCCCGTTTGATTACAAAATTGACGTGTATTGTTTAGAAACTCGTAATTATCTGAGTGAGTCATACCCCTATCTAAACCCGTAAATGGATCAATAAATCCGATACTACAATCAGTTGAACCGATAATATCTAACATATCTTTTGGCTTATACATCTTTGAATTATCTACAAATTGAAAATAGTATTCTAGTGTAACTTCTGCTGAACGTAATTCTGAATAACTCAAATCTGAGAATCTTTTGCCAGTGTACATCTGAATTAAATCCCGCATTATTTGACCGCTTGAATTTTCACCCGCCCAAATAGTTATGTGCAAACCTTCATTTATTGCTAGGCAAAGAAAATACCATTCCATAAAATAAGTTTTTCCTACGTTATCGTGTCCGAGTACTATGTTAAGTTGTTTAGTCTTAAATCGAATATAGTCATCTAATATGCAGCCTATACCCAAACCTTGTGCTATTTTACCCTCCTTAAAATCATTTAAGTATTGGGTTGCGTGTCCTGTCTTTAAAATCATTTTCCGTAGTTTGCTGCTTCCGCAAGTTTGCGAGTAATATTTTCAACTAGAATGTCATCACCCGTTTTGTAAGGTTTTACTTCTTGTCCTTTTTTAGGAATATCCTTTAACCAATTTTTAGCAGTTAAATATAAACTTCTATAAGTTTTGTTTTTAGAATAATTCTGTATGTTATCAAGTATTGAATCAATATCTTTTTTATAATAATCAAGTTCCAATTTATGAAATTCATTTATTGAAATAGACAAATGAGCGAATGAGCGATATTGTTCATTTGTTTTTTTGTTCTCTTGTTTAGTTATGGTATCAGTTGCTTTGTCTATTGCTTTGTTATTTGCTTCGTCAAGTGCTTTGGTACTTGCTTTGTCATTTTTTGATAGGGCAACAACTTTACTTTGATGTTGATTTTTGCTTTCAGTAACTAATTTTATAAAGCCGAAATCAATTAAATCTTGTAACGTCTTTTTGTAAGTATTATAAGAGCCTATACCTAAAGATTCCATTGTTACAGATGTAGGCAAACCAAACTCTTGTTTTTGTCCTAATCTATTCCAACGGTCAATTAAATAACAATAGAAATCTGAATGAATAGCTTTTACTTTTGATGGATTATCAAATTTATAATTATACCAATCCCGAATTAAATTATATCCGTTCATAATCAATACATTAAAGCAATTTGTTTTTTTAACTCCCTACTCAATTTAATAGCTGTTTCTTTATCTAAAACAGTATATTGAGTTGAATAATATCCAGCATCTAAATGCTCAATTTCAATAAACAGCATTCCGTTTATATTAACATAAAGCTGTAATTGTTTTTCAGATTGCTCAGCTTCTTCGTTTCCGCAAAAAATCAATTTTACATTTCCCATAATAAACCGCATTTTATTTAAAAACACGTAAAAATTTAAGTGTAAAAAAAAAACCCTATCAAATCCGGTGCGTCTCACTTCACGTTCATTGAAAGGGTAATTAAAATTCCTTTTGTTACTATAATGTGAGACGGTAACCGTGTACAAATATACAAATAATATCTAATTACTCGCTTTTTTTACTCTATCTTTTGTGCAATTTTCTTTATTTGATATGATTTGCAAATTGCTCAAATGATTATTTAAATGATTATTGTCAATATGATCAACAACGATTTTCCTATCTCCATATTTAAAATCTAAATAAGTAATAGCCATCCATGAATGAACTCTTTTTGTATACTTTTTACCTTCATGATATAATGTAATTTGGTGATAGTTTCTTCTTTTTACACCACTTAAATGTGGGCTAATCCATCTGTTATTTTTTGTACAAAATACATCTCCGTAAATACTAATTAAATATCTGTTGTTAAATTCTGGAATATACTGCATTTTACTAGTTATTATCTTCGTAATTAACTGATTTTACCTTTAACCTGGGACTTCTGAAATTGTTAGTTCTGCGGATTGTTGACAAAGGTCGTTTAGTGTAAACAATAGTCACCTTCTCGCAGTTGTTGAGCTGAGCTTCAATGCTTTTAATGTTCCATAAGAATATTTCGTCTTTTTGCTGTATGAAATTATCGTACATTTTTAAAGCGTTAATAATTGTCGCGTGGTTTTTACCAAATATTGTACCTATTGCAGCCAAAGAAAGTTTAGTATTTTTTCTAACAAAATTATACGCTGCTGCTCTTTGATAAACAATTTCTCTTTGTCGTGTTTGTTTCAAAATGCCGTTGCGCTCGCAAATGTAAACTACCTTTTTTAAATCAATTTGTTTCATCTGTTAAATCTTTAAATTGTTCATCTAACCACGCTAAAAACGCTCTTTGAATATCGTTCTGCTGAATTATTGTTTCGTTATCGGCAACGTCCATAAAGTGTTTATCCTGGTTTCTAATCGTTCTAACAACATCATTTTGTAATTGTTTTGCCTTGAATCTAAACGGAAAATCTTCTAGTTTATCGGCAACGCTTGGAAGTATTGACATAATAACGGTTAGGTTAAAATCTTCTCTTGTCATTTGATAGTGTCTTTATAAAGTTCTGTATTTAAAATCATATTCTTTTTCATCTTCGACTATCATAAAATCTATGTTATCTATTAATATTTTTTTAATCTGTAAATTCATCATAGAACTAATTATTGGTGCTAATTGATTTTTTTGTAGATTCTGTAAAATATAAATCTTTTTATCATATAAATCTTTAGGCATTAATTGACGCAATATCTTATAAGATTCTTCATGCCAATACCACCCCTCTTTTAAATATCCTTCTTTACTAATATTACTAAAAATTTTTGATATTTGAACACTAAAAATGGATAAAGTTTTCTGAGTTGGTGGATTTTCATCTAAAATAAACTGATTTAATTCATCAAATCTTTTTTTAAAATATTCATCTTCTGTATCAATTTTCATACATTCAATAAGTAATTTAGAAAGTTTAATTTTGTCTTGAGGACTCATTATTCAAAGTTTTTAGATTCTGCATTTCTAAACTCAATCGGTTTTGCTGATAATGAAGATTCATTATTGAAAGTTTGAATTTCCATTTTTACTTTAACAAGTTCAATCTCATACTTCAAAGAATTGTTTGCTTGTTTTGCTAAGTTAGCTTGTGCTTTCGCTTGTTCAACTGTTATTGAATTTGAGTCTAACTTTTCCATTTGCTCAAAAATGAATGCTAATAATGATTTATTGTTAACTGGTGTCATAATTTTTAGTTTTTAATTGTTTGTTGGTTTATCACTTCTAAATAATCAAGGTATAAAGTAACGTTAAATGAGCCGCCCTTGTCATTCTCGGATTTCTGACCTCTCCAGTGGCGAACCATTTGCGCAAGGTTTGGAGTTAATTTTATAAATGTATTTATTTTAGTTTTCATCTTATTTTGTTTTTAGTTCCTCACCACAAAGACAATAAAATAGGTTTTGAAGTTGGTGCAAAAACTCCAATTGATACCAAAATCCTTGAAAGTCGAATTTAAATATCTCATTCTCGTCTAAAGTAATTGTAAATGGCATGTTGAAAATGTCCTTCTGTATAATTTTGAAATGTGCTTTATCTAATTTATCAAATCCTAACTTCAATAACCATTCTTCTGTTAATGGGATTGGTTCGTAATTCTCAAACGAATCAGTGTAATGAATATCTGCAAAATTAACCAATTGCATTTTGCATACTTCTTTACTAATGTTTACATAATTTCCAATTCTCAATTCTGCTGCTTTCATCTTTCCGCTATTTTTGTTATTACTCTAATTTTTTGTGAATCTTCCAAATCGTAATCTTCAACTACTTCGAGAATCTCGGTTAAATACTTTTCTAAACTTGCGACCTTTTTTGCGCATTCACGTTCATTTGTCAAGTCGTTTACTAATACTTCTATTGATCGTTCTAATTGCTTAGATGGGTTGCTTTCGTATGCTTCAATCATTATGCACAATGTGACTAATGTGTCTTTTAATTCTTTCATAACATTCTAATTTGTGATTTAACATCTCTCCAATAAATTGCTCTTTCGTAATTCTGTGCCTGGACCATTTCTGTACGTATATTTTCAGCTGCAATCAATGCGCATTGTTTTGTATAATTCAATGTATAATGGTGTTCGCCTCTTTGAACTAAAATCTGAAAAATATTATCAACTAATTCTTCTGCTTTTTCTTTTGGTGTCATAATTCTTCTATTTCTTGTTTAACTTCATCCCAGTATCTTAAATCATCAAACAAAACTATATTTGATATTTCATCAACTGCGATTAACGCACATTGTTTAGCTTCTAAACTTACAATTAATCCAATATCTGAAAATTGTAATACTAATTCTTTTGCTTTTTCTTGTGGTGTCATAATTCTAAAATTTGTGCTAATGTTTTTTGATAACTGTATTTTAATCTCTTAATTCCTGCTTCAACTATTTCAGTGTCTTTTAAAGTGAACCCGTTTGCCCCTGCGAGACGATTGTAGGCACTCATAGTGTTTAAACGTTCAATCATACCCTCGTACATATTTAAGTAGTCTGAAGCTCTTAAATGAAGTATTTGTATTTTTTCTAACATATCAATTATTTAAGTATTGTGAAATTTTATCCTTTAATTCGTTTTCAAAATGTTCCATAATCAAGGTAACATCACCGCCTTTATGTTCTACTTTTAGGATTTCAATAACTTCTGGCGTTCCGAAATTATTGTCCTCTTCGATTGCTGCTAAATAGTTAAACTCAATTGTAAATTCAACTTCTTTAAATTCTATCGTTACATTCATCTTAATAACCAAATATTTGAAAGTGAATATTCGTTTCAGATGTGCCGCGAACAATTGTATTGCCCCAACGAGCAATGCAATAACCTTCTTGACCTTTTGCTCTTCCCATTACAAATTGAACTTTGTACCCTTTTTTTTCTATTCTCTTTAAACGTGTCATAATTTCTATTTTTAATGTTTTGTTTTGTCTTACAAATATATATAAACTTTTCTTTTATATAACATACATTCACAAAATAAGTTGAAAAATACGTAGAACTACGTAGATAAACTAAGTAGAACTACGTAGGAAAGTGTATTAAAATAGTAGATTAGAATTCTCTTCGTATGGTAAATATGAAGTTTTACCGTTCTTTTTGACCGCGATTAAGGCTTGCTTTCTGTTCCTGCCTTTTTTATAAGAGATATGGAACCAACTTGCTTTGCCATTTATCGGAAATTCTGCTATCATTTGGTCAAACACAACATTCTCAATTATCCAATCGAATAACTCTTTATCGTGCAAATCAACGTCCATTGCTTCACCTTTGCAATGCTGGCTTGAAACAGCTCCTCCAATGCGAGAATTAACACGCAGTGAGCGAAATCCACTACTTATATTAATAGGTCGTTTAATGTGGTCCCGTATAGGCTCGAATACATTTTCACACAATTGTATAGCAGCTTCTTTTTCAGTAAATCCCATCTTATTGGATATACCGTGTTTCACAGCAGTAGATGAACGCTCGAATTCTTCAATGGTGACGTGTTTCGATAGTATCATTTTACTACTTTTTGTGCGTGAAATAATGCTTTGCCGCCAAATACAGCAGCACCAACTGACAATAAAGTGATTCCTAATGGAGCCGTAACAACTCCCAATGTTAGAATAGTTGCACAGGCAACACCGATAGCGGTTGCAATTTTACCTTTTTTTCTATCCGATAAAGGAGTTCTGTTTTTTATTCGTTCGATTAAATTCATACTTTTTTTATTTTTATGGTTAATTTTTCGGGAATAATAGCAAATAAATGTGAAGGAGATTCTGTTTTGTTTTCGCTTTTCTGTTGATTACGGATTTCAAGCATCCTATCACTCCAACAATCTTCAAGTTTCGTTTCTAAATTACCTACTCTCATCGTAGTAATCGAGAGCCAAGCGCACAACACTCCAGTAACTCCATATTTTTTGGTTAATTCTGCTATTTCATTCATTAAATTGTCGGTTTCAAGTTGTAAAGTTAATAAAAAGTACGTTGACTCTTGAATTTATCCGCCACTTTGCATTTTAAAACCGCCTTTCTGCTGAAATCTTTGTACTCAATTTCGGGAGATTCCGATACGATAACGGGCAAATCTAAATATCTATACGAGTGATTATGTGCGTTGTAATCTGAGATGAATAACTCATTTTCTGAAATGAAAAATAACTCTAATAACGGGCGTAAAATACATTCGTTTTCAGGGTCTGTGATTATTTCGTAGTCGTTTAGATTTTCTCTAATTACACGCTTCATTTCTCTATTGTCGTAGATAATATTATCTATTGCCATATTAGGCTGTCTATTGCCTAAGTAGCCGTAAAATCTGTGAGTACTTTCAACGTTTGAATTTGTGAAATCTATACCGTCAATAGTTTGTTTACCGTTGAATATAGCACGCACACGAGCCGTTTTAAGAGCGTTATGTATGCTATAAGGTAATAGTTTATAATCGCCCCATAATAACGTCCCTGACAAGCCCGAAATACTATATTCAATTGCAAGTGTATAGTTACCTTGACCGAATGTATTTAATATTTCATTCCAATCGCACGTTGCATAGAAGGCATTGATTTCATTTGGGAAAGTATTAATCTCGAATGTGCCTAAAACGTTTGCATCACAGTCTAATATCTGAAATTCTGCGGTATCTGCATCACTTGAAAGTTTTATCCAAAAAGACGTAAGGTCATTTTTCCAACTTTCAGCACTTGAACCTAAAACTAATTGCTCACAACAACAATCTTTAATGCCTCGGTCTTGTTCAGTGAATGACTGCGGAAGTTTAATAGCGATGTATTCTCTAAATATACGGTCTTCAATACCACAATTAAGAATGATAGGTATACAATCAGCAGTAGTAAACTCGTCAAAATGCCCATAAGCCCAAACGGGAATTGAAGTTAAAGGAGGACAAGGACCGGTCGTTTCTTTTACAAATGTAACTAAAGGAAAAGTAGGATAACCTAAGCCATTAATAGTCACTTCCCATTGATTACTTGGTAGGTTCCAATACAGATAATAATCTACACCTAAATAAGTCCAAGTGTAGTAATTCTCACTGTTGTAAGTGCCTGCAATGTCTAATTCTACAACTGTAGAAGTTAGCTCGTCACTGAGTCGGAATTCAATACGTATACATTCGCACGCCATAATTAAACGATTTCAGTTGTGTAGCCCATTTGCTCAAATGCTAAACTTGCGTACTTGTTAGCAGCGTTTATATCTTGTAATTCAGTATCTAAAATTTCAACTGTGAAACTACCTTGCTGAACATCTGTAAAGATAGGTTGGTTACTTTCATAAGTCAACTGACTTGCGTATGTTACAACTGCTATTTCAAGCGTTTTACCGTCTGCTCTCGCTGCAAATTCAAGTCGTGCATAGATGCTTTCTAGTTTCAACTCAGTACCTGAAATTATAATACTTTTTTCTTCGTTTGCTTTTATTAAAATTGCCATAATTATGTTTTTTTTATGCTAAAATACCTAAATTTCTTAATGCCTTAACTACTTGTTTTAAAGTGTAACCGTCAATAGTATCTGTATCTGTTAATGGTGTGCCTAAATTACTAACTAAAGTAGCTGCTGTTATTGCTGTTGTTTCTTGGTAAACTTTAACTACAGCTCCGTTTTCTGTTCTAAAATGAGGTGCTGCGTTTCCAGCTACAATGTCATTTGAATATTGCTTATATCCATCTACAATAGAGGCTGTTGGCGCAGTGCCATTGGGAATATAAATAACTCCTATATCAGCAGTATCTTCAGTTGGTGCTTGTAATAGTAAATTTGATTGAGATGTAATTGAGGCTTTTAATGCATTTGTGCCATTTCTATTTAATGAAAATTCAGCAGAACATTTTTGGTCAGCATTACTTGTACCTTTTGACCTTGCTCTAATTATTAAAGCATCACCTCCAAATGATGTTCCGGCATTTGTTGTTGAAAATTTTAAACAAGCTGTTTCATTTGCTACTAATGAAGCTCCCGTTGCTATTTTTATTGCAGTATCATCTACAGAAGTATAAACGTGTAATTTTGAAGTTGGAGTAGTTATTCCTATGCCAACTTGCGTTTGATTAGTTTGGTTATTTGTTATCCAACAGTGCTCACCAGTCCAAGGCGATAATTGCCAAGCTACATTAGTTGAATTATAACCTCTTAATGAAGGTGAAGAAGGATTAAGCGCAATGTAATAACTGTTCGCTAATCCAAGGGTAAAGTTTCCATTTCCTGATAAACTAAATAAATTTTGTGTATCCGCACTATTCCTAACTCTTAATGCTATATCAGTAGACAAAGCACCTTGCGCTCTTATGTCAAGTCTTACAGTGGTTGCAGGTGTTGCGCCTACTCCTAAACGTTTATTTGTGTTATCCCAAAACAACCCCGAATCAGCACCAAAAGAACCAGCATTATTAAACTGAATTTGTCCCGTAATTCCTGCAGGAGTTCCTCCGCTTGCCGTTGGAATATTTAAAGTATCTGCTATAAATGTAGCCGCACCCGTTCCCGTAGTAGTTAATGTTATTTGATTTTGTTTACCGTTAAACGTACTCCAATCCACTGTACTCAAAGCCCCTCGATTCGTTGCGCTTGCCGTTGGTAAATCGAATGTATGCGTATCTGTTGCTGAATTAATTGCAAAATCTGTTCCACTCGTTCCAACGGCTAAATATTGCGTTTGTTCTGTAAGTCCATTAATCGAAGATAAACCACTTGAAAAGGTCGTTATTACTTGACAAAGATGAGAATTCTGAGTATGATGTGTTATCGTTCGCCCCAAAACAGAATCAACGATGTACACTCTTAACGCTATTCTATCAGTAGTTAACATAACAGTTAAAGGTACAGCAACCGAAGTTAAATACAAATCAATAGCCGTTCCGCTTGTTATTGGCTCTGGAGCTAAAGAATTATTTGCTATCGTTGTAAATGTTGCCCCGTCATATTTTAATATTTCTATGTAAAATTTAGGCACTCCACCGCTTGAACTAGCACTAAAATACATTTCAAAGTTCCAATTTCCTGCAGGAATTTCAGTAACATTTGGGTCTGAAACATCTGTAAGCCATTGACTAATTAAGCCGTTACCAGCAAGCGAGAAATCTACACCCGTGCCAATTACAGCCAATTTACTCATTTGGTAGTAAGTTGCTACACTGGCAGCCGTCCCACCATTAAGATAATAATTTACACTATTACCGCCACCTCCACTCGTTGGGAACGTTGCAAGTGTTCCATCACCTCGAATGTATTGATTAGCTAAACCTGCAGCCGTTAAAGTAAGTGTTCCCGTTCCATCGGTTGGGCTACCACCAACAATAAACGCACTCGGAGCGGTTAAACTTATCGCAATGCCTGACAACATCGCGGCCTTGATTGTTGAGCCTAATATCTTCGCTGTTTGATAAACTGCACCGTCCCAATAGTCAATATCGTAGTAGTCGTCGTCACCGTAAACGAAACGTTCTAAAGGATATTCGTGTATTTTTTGATTTGCCATAATTACGCTATAATTTTATTGTCGTCATCAGTAGTTAATTTGTCTAAATCCGTTGTCGTGATTTTAAACATTGGAGATTCAAGCGAACAACCTTTTATTTTAGTTGTGAATTTCACACCGTTAGATAAATTAATTAAATCGGGGTTGAAAAAACACTCCATTTTTGCAAGTGTTGGAGTCGGAAAAGTTAATTTGCATTTCGTTTCACCAACTAAAGGAATAAGCGGATTTGAAGGATTGTTGTCGTAATCAATTACAGTACTTGATATAAATCGAGGGTTGCTTTCCGTTGGTTCAACTGTTATCATTCCCCAAGTGACTGCATCGTCCCAAACCTCGCCACTAATAAGTGAATGAGTTGCAATAACACGCATTAATTGACCTTCTGTAACGATGCCTACGTTCGTATTAGTTGCATCAATGTACAATTCTATGTTTTGAACAATTAAAGGCTCAGAATCGTAATCTTTATCGATAACAGTATCTTCAAAAATGTACGCAAGTCCGTCTTTTACTAGCTCTATATTTAGTCTTAACTCCCAATCGCCAAGATTATTGAAGTTAAACCAATTTTTAGTTTGCTCATTAGGGTAAAAATCAGCGTCTGCATTCAACTGTTGTAGCCAATATTCCCAACGTAATAAGAACGGGAAATAAACCTTAATGCCATATTCGGTTAAAGTGTCTATTGTAGGGTCAAGTATTAAAGTAGCTATTCGTTTATTGCTTGTAGTTGGTAAAGTATTCTGAACGGTATTTGATTGGTTTAAAATATATTGACCGCCTACAAAAGGAATAGTTGAAATGTTAAAGAAACACGTATTTAAATCAAAACTTTCTAAAGTAGTTGTGTTGTAAGCTACTATTCGGTATTCCATTGAATCATATGAAGCACCCTTTTCGAGTAAAAACTTACCACAAAAAGCAAGGTCATCTTCCGTATTTGCCTCGTATGTCAAAGCAGAATCAACTGACTCTGTTGTGTTATCTGAATGGTCAATAAAGATATTTTGAACAGGAATTAATGGACCACCAACGGGAGGTGATTTACTAAGTTGGTCATTAAATACTAATAGGTTAAGATTACCGAATTTTACCCATAATTTGAACAATCTGTCGCCATCTTCCAAGCCATCAAAAAACGTAGTAAATGAGGCTATTGGCGTAAAGGTTATATTCAAAGTATTAACCGTTCCAACAGTTGTAATCGAGTTTAAAGTAAGCGTGTATTTAGCTCCGAATTCATTCGTTGCAGATGGATAGTTAAATGAAATAGTAGGTATCGTTGTACCTAAAGCCATTGATATATCAGTTTGTGAGTAAGGTCGATTCTTATAATAGTCTACGTTAACTGAATCGTAAGCCGCACCGAAACCATAATCAGAACTTGTCGAATCAATTATTACATCAAATGTTGTAGGTAAAGACCAATCTAAAGTATTAACGCCTTGAACAAGTGTAGCATCAACAACGCCCGTATTAAATGGTTGGTCAAAATAACCCGTGTCACCAGCTTCATTTAGTAAACTTACTGACTTTGCAAATGGTTCTCCTGCCAAAGAAGCCCATTCCAATTTAACGTATGCTTTTAAACATTCCGCTGTGAAAAACCAACCCGAATTTCTTATACCACTTTGAATAAATTCTAATTCTAACAAAAAAGAACTTTCATTTGCAGAATAATCGGCTTGCCTTGTCAATTTACTACTCGTCAAATACTGACCTGATTTGTTAATTATTTCAACTCCATTAATTACACCCGCAACAGCAAGCGTATCTGTTCCGTCAAACTTCATTCGAGTACTTTCACCGTCAATAAGCGAGAAAGGCATTCCTGCAGTTGAATTTAAAACGTGATTAAGCAACACTTCTAAAGTTGCTCTTCTACGTGAAGTGACAGAAATGGTTACAAATTGTTGAGCCGTATTGTCATACCAATAAGTTGCCGCACTAAGCGTACAAATACTTCCATCTACATAGTTAATAGTCGCCGAAAACGTGTTAAAAAGTACTCCGTTTACATCGTAAATAATTACAGTAACCGTGTCTCCTGCTCTGAAACCTTCTTCAATCCAACTTTGAGATGCAGAAGTAATTGTATTTGTAGTCCAATCTAAAAATAATGGATTTGTAAGCGAAGTAAATCGAATAGTAGTGTGTAAAGTTAGCGCAAGCTTTACCTTATCGCCTGCATTCATTCTGTAATATCCAAGCGAATTTCCGAATATATCAGTATAACTTTTATTGAATATTTGTACTGGCATATTTATTTTGAATTTCGTTTAGTGCTAAAATATTTCCGTCTTTTGCTGCTTTCAATGCCGCATTTATATCATTTTGAATAGGTAAAACAGCCTTTTGCTGTTCTTCGGTCAAGTCTTTCAACAAATTTTTGTTTAAATCAAGAAGTTTTTTAAGCGAATCACTCAAATTTTTATTCAATTCTTTAAATTGTTCTTCCATATTAAGCGTTTATTGTTAGTGTTGTTACCTTTCCACTAGCATAATTATCAGGTATTCTGTACGTAATTGTCGCTAAACTCTTTTCATCTATCCATTCTAGTTGAAGAATCTCACAATTCACGCCGTCAATCTCTGCATAATTATTATTTAGCAAAGTTACGAAATCTTCCTCCATTATTCTCAGTCTAACCGAACTTTTAATTTTCCAACTGTTTAACTGAATTTGATTTATGTAGTGGTATTTGTCCCAAAGTGATTTTGCGCTAACAAAAGTTTTAAAATTAGCGGGCTGTTTTCCTGCAACAGTGTAGAGTAATTTAGTAACCGAATAGAAGTTTTGACTAATAACCATAACGCCAACTCTCGCATCAATTTTAGGTGCTAAATTTGTTCCACCTCCAAACACTCCGCTCACCTCGTCAATTAATTCAAATAGTTTCTTCGCTTGCTTTTCAAGCCAATTAAGCTCATCTTTTCGTTGTCCTAAAGAAAACGGAGGTGAAACGTCTTGAAGCCCCTTAATCGTGACTAAATCAGCATTAACAACATTTACGGGCTCAGTTGAAAATTCTGCGTCATGAATATCGTATAATTCATCCATCGTATTCAAATCCATTGAATCCAAAGTGTAATGAATGTAGTAACGCTTCCAAACGTCTTCCGCATTATAGCTAAATTCGTCTTGTCTATCCGCTTGAATAACCATTGCAGGAATAACGTTCATAGAGGTTGTATCCTGCCAAAAATCCCTACGTTCGATTTGTACCACTCCGTCAACTACCTTAGTGCGTGCATTAAATGTAGTTTCAACAGCCGTTATAAGACTTCCAAGTGTGCTTACACTGTCACTTGAACTCGGAACACCTTTGTTAAATGGAGCGACCAAATCATCTGAAACGAATTTGAATATCCCTTTACGACCTCTAACCAATGGAACAGGAACAATAGTAAAATTTGTGCTTGATAATAGAGTTGAATCTAACGTAAAGCCTAAATATTGACAACCTTTTTCGATTAAATCCTTCACTTTGCACGCTCCTAAATATCGAATTTTAGGGAAAATTAAGTTGAACATTTGAAGACCTAGATTAGTGACCGCCACCAATAACGCTGCTATGTAAATCACTTGCGCTAATATGTTAAGCACGTAGCTTATAATGTCGCCTAATCCAATCACGGGACCCGTTGCACCAACTGACGGAGTGCCTGCTTGAACGCCTTGCGAGATTGTTGTGGCTAAATCTTTGATTGCAGAAATTAACGCCTGAGTCATCGTATAAAGTCCCAACGCTAAACTTATTGCCAACTCCGCTTGATTATCCTTAATAACTAAATAAGGCACTTGAAAACGAGGAAAGACAACGCCTTTTTTAAGCATCAATTCAAAAGATGTTCCGTTTGCATCTTCAAAGAATTTATCTGCTGATTGTCTACGTAGTATTTTTAACTCACATTCGTAACTGCGGAAAATTGGCGCACTAGTCAAGTCTACATAATAGTTTAAACTTATACCGTTTGCCATCTGAACTCTATAAGGAATTCCCTCAAATAAACCTAACGTTGCGATATGGTCTTTAACTATTCCATACGCTTCACGTGGCAAAATTATAGTATCTACATTGATTTTAAGCACTTCGGGGTTGTCTGTAAAGTCGGAAATCACTCCGATTTCTTCACGGTTGCGAGGCGTTATTTCAATCTCATTTAAAAAGTGTCTCATCTGCGTACTTTATAACGGTTATAAGTTGTTGTATTTCCTTGTTTCGTACTCTTTACGATTTCCATAACTGACTGTGTAATTTCACCAATACCGATATTCGTTTCGGGCTTCATTTTGATAGCGTTTGTAAGTTCATCAATTTTACCAACAAGTATTGCAGTGTCAAATGAACTCCCTATCTGACTATTTGATCGTATTATTTTACCGTTTTGATATTCATTCGCCATCTTTGCAAGTGCCTCATTGCTTAATCCTCCGATTTGTTCGTTTAAACTCTTCGGAACTACTCGTTCGTTCGGGTGTAAAATAGCGTGGAATCCGCCCTTACCGTCAATACCATTGCCATTTTTGCCAGTGTCCTCCGTACCATCGTGAAAAGTAGGCAAACTTGCGATAAACTGCTGTAATAACATAGTGTCTTTTATAGTATCCATCAATGGATGTTCAGAACCTCCCGCTACTTTTGCATTATAAGTTGAATAAACGCTTTCCGCTAACTTAATTCTTTGCTGTTTTTTAAGTTCTTTCTCCTTTTGTGCATTTGCCTCATTTATGATTTTCTGCTGTTCTGCTAGACTTTCTTTTGCGTTAATATTACCATTTGCTGCGAGCGTTTGCAAGGTCGTATATTGCGTGTTTGCCGCTGCTATCTCCTTATCAATTTGTTCGATTTTACGGTTTGATTGTGCGATAAAAAAGTCTGCTGCTCCTTTTACCAAGTCGTTTTTAGTTTTTAAATCTTTTTCTGTTTTAGCTGCTAAATCTGATTCCTCTTTTGCGCGCTTTTGTGCTAAATTATATTCTTGACGTTGTTCATCTATTATTTCTTCTTCTAATTTTAAGGCTTCGGCATCTTTTTCAATCTGTAAATCAATAGCATCTAACGCCTCTTTTTCGCTTACTCTTCTTGCGTATTCTTGTTCTGCTCTTAATTCTTGAAGTGCAATTTCATCTTCAATAGATTTATTTAGTTCTTTTTGAGCATCTGAATTATTATTAATTGCGGTTGAACTACTTGCTACAGCAGGAACATATTTATTTTTCGTTTGTTCACCTAAAATAAACTGCTGTTTAGTATAATATTTCATTCGGTCATCAGCCTCTTTTAATGCAGAAATTACAGAATTCATTTCGTCATCAAATTTTTGAAGTCCTGATTTTTCCATTGCTAAAGGTTGTGAGACACCTGCTGCAATTAATGAATTATATTTTTCTTGTAAAATAATACGTTCATTAAATGTTCTTTTTTGTAAATCTTTTAATTTAGTTTGTAATTCATCTTGAACTTTTAAATTGATTTCTTCTGCTGTTTTGAATTTTTGTAACTTATATTTGTCTTTTTGAAATTTAATATAATCTTGAACAGCTGTATTTAATGCTGATTGAAAAGCCGTTTCATCACTAATATTTTTTAAAGTTGTTCCGTATTCTGAATTTATTTGTTTAATTAAACCTACTCTTTCTTTACTATTTATATTTGTTTGTTTTAATTGGTAAATAAGGCTTACAAATTCAACAGATTCTTTTGCTACAAATTCACGCGCTCTTTTAGATTCTTCATTTGCTAATTTCTCCGCTTGTTCACGCTTTTTAATAGCCTCCTCCGCTTTTGTGTTACTAGTTACAAGTGAATAAATACCGTATGCAAGTGCTGCTATTCCTGCTATAATAGCCACTATTGGTAGTGCTTTCATTGCTTTACCAAGTCCACTTGTAGCCACCGTTGCCGCCTCAGTTGCTACCGTTTGAGTAGTCGTGACCGTTGTATCGACAACCTTTGCAGTGGTGAACAATCCTAACTTTGAAGCAGCCGCCACAAATGAAGCTCTAATCTCCGTCATAGTGTCACCTAAAGCACCTAAACTTTGCAAAGCCTCTGACATTGCAGCAAGTTGTTGTAATTTCAACATCGCAGCCATTGCGCTTTCCGATTCAATACCGAACAATCCCATTGCACCCGTCATTCCTGCAAACGCATCTATTCCAACTTTTCCTGCTTTGGCAATACCGTTACCTAAATTTTCAACAGCCGAACCAGCGGTAGATTTAATAACGGCATTTGTATCCATTATCGTATCTTTAAGATTACCAGCATCAATTGACATTTGGCGAAATCTAGGGTCGCTCGAATCCATGTTTTGAAGTGCCACAGTCATTTCACGTAATTGCTGTTTAAGCCCTTTTGTCGCTTGTTCGTAATTACCTACATTTCTGAAACTATCCCCGACTGTTTTATCAATAGATTTTAGTTCTGCATCTCCTGCTTGCGCTGCTGCTGTAACCTCTCGAAATTGTGTTTCAAGTGCTGCATAAGCTGCCGTATTTGTTCGTCCTGCCTTTTCAGAGGCTAACATTTGCGCACCTAACTCCTTTGATTGGTTCTTAAGGTCACGTGTACTCGCAGCAAGTTGTTTGTAAGTATCCATTTCAACCTTACTCGCTTGAGCTGCTTTCTGAGTTGCTTTGGCTTTATCATTCTCGCTTTTTGCTATTGCATTATTCGTTTTTATTTGCTCTTGCGCTAACTTTTGCTTTTTGATTTCTATTTCAACAAGTGCCTTATCAGCAGCAGCAACGTCTTTAGTAGCCTGTGCAAGTACTTTGTCTATTTGAATAGACTTATTTTTTGCATCGTTTGCTTTTTGAGTAGCAGCAACGAAACTATTAATGCCTTTTGTGTTACCAAAATCAGCAGTTGATAAGTCCTTTTTTAAGTTTCCAGCAAGTTTTTTTACCTCCGCATCAATTTCTTGAAACGATAAAATAGTCTTTTCCGCCGATTGTCTTATTCCTAAAAATATATCCTCCTCTTGAAATATATCACTTGCGCTTATTTTCTTTGCCATATTCTTCCATTAAATTAAAATATTCTCTTGTTGTTATTGTCTTAACATTTATCCAACTACCTAACCATTTACTCAAATGAATCAATGATTGTTCAATTGTCACTCCACTTCCTTTATTTACCATCATAGCATCTAAATTCGCTATCTGCATTTCAATTTCTGTCAATTTAAAACGTTCTCTTGTTATTATAAAATCTACTTCTAACAACGCCTTTTTTTTCATTGCATTAAGCAACTTTTTGTACACTTCGGATAGTCCATATTCTAAAATATAACTATCGTAAATTCTTTGCCATGCTTCAATATCATTCTCTTCGTTACCTTTTTTTCCTTTCCTAACATAAGTCAACTCATTTGATGTACATTTTATCCAATTAGATAAAGGTAGTTCGTCAATATCCTCGTAATAATCGAAGTGATTCGGTATAGTATTTTTCTTTGAGTTCTTTGATAAGTTTAATTTTACTCTCGTCAGTAAGACCGAGAATTTTGTCCGTAAATCTTTCAAGTAAATCCGTACCATCGTCTTTTATTCCGTCTGCGTTAATAATTATTCCATCAGGCAATACTTGCATCATAAATGATTTATAAAAGTCGCCAGTGTCTTTAAGTGTATAAGGTGAGCCTGCTACCTTTTCGGGGTTGTAAACGGTTTCAGTTACGATTGAATAACGTCCGATAACCTGGTCATCTTCGTTAACTCCTTGTTCAAATAGTTGGTCAATACGTATAAAATCGAGTACTTTTGTCTTGAATTTCATATCTGAAAACACATAAAACCATATCTCACGCTGTGAAATGTGCATTGTTCGCTCCATCAAATCACCCAAAACAGTATCCATTAACCCCATTAGCACAAAGTTACAATAAAAAAAGGGTGCAACCGTAGCCACACCCTAATTTATACTTTCTAAAGATAGTTATCACTTCTTAGTTGAACGCTTTTTAACGCCTTTATTAGCCAATTCAAACGCTACCTTTACCACGTTGGGCTTGATATGCTTGAACAACAAATAAGCGTCTTTTAACGATTTGTCAGTCAACTGCTCAACTGCAAATTGTGTGCTCCCTACTTGAACGTACATTATACTTCAGTATAAGATACTTCACCGTCAAATCCTGCCTTAGAAACGCTTAAAAGCATTGCATCACCAGTTCCAGGAGTTGTATAAGTAGCAACATATTCACCGATAGTACTTAAACTTTCAGTAACCGTTAAAGGCGTTACAGCAACCCCGTTAGCCGTAAGTGTCCAATCAATAGACAAAGCACCGCTGTATGTAATAGGATTCAAAGCCGTTCCATAATCAAGCGCAGCTGTGAAAGTCAAAGAACCTGCAGCAATAGTAACAGCTGTAAGATTAACGTCAATAAGACCTGTTAAGTCATTAAAGTTAATTCCTGCCTCTGTTGGCGTAATCATATACATTGTTGACTCATCGAATAAACGATCAAAGTCAAATCCTAACATAATTTTTTGCGTTGTTGAATCAGTCGCAAATGTGAATGTCGGGTTAAATGAAGGGTTATCAACAGCTATTGGATACAAATCAGTACCTACTTTTGAACCTACTAAATTTCCGTTAATGTCAACGATGTAAACACCGAAATCTACACAACGATTATTTTGAAGTTTACCCAATAATGTTGGAGTTGAATCATCAGCCCATAATTCGCCTGCAAAACTTCTTTTACCTTGACGTAAAAATACCATTCTTCCACTATTAGCCTCTTCAAATTGGCTATCAGCTTTAGGCATTTCAACATTCTCGAAGTTTGGAAGTGGAAACCATCTTTTTGTAGCATCTACTTCATTGATTAAATCCGCCCACGTTGGAAGTGGTGAAGTCAAATCTAAAAAGTTTGCTGTTCCATCAGCTCCAAACAATGGAACCATTATTAATTTACTTGTTACGCTTTGTAACGGTACGCAATTAGGTCTCCCAGTGTTGCTTAAGCCGCTTGCGCAATTACATCCTATACTCATAATTTTTGTTTTTTTAATTAATTAACATTTACAATTTTCCTTATACTTTGTGAGCGTAATTCTTAACTCCACCCCTGATAAATTTGCGTCTAAAATGTTCTGAAACATTCCGTTTTCTTGTTCAACACCGAACCTCGTAAATTCGATAATCTCCCAATCTTCAATGGTTTTAAAATTTCTATTTCTGTTTATGGTCTCAATAAACTCTTTTGCTAGCTGCTCCATTGGGTAAACAACTTGCGTAATATGGTCCGCAGTGTAATAATTAGCGACATCGGTCTCATCTAAAAAAAAGATACGCACTGAGCTTTCAATGTCGATAGTACTTTCACGCCCAAACTGTTTATAATTCAAAGAACCAAGCAACCAAATAATTGGCGTTTTAGCCGTGACATCGTTACTTAAGATAGTCCATTCTCTGTTAGTTGCCTTTTTAGTTCCGTGAATAAAAAATGGTCGTGGCAAATAAATTACACCGTTCAAACCTATCAAATCTCGATTCTCAGTTACTAAGTAATTGTTCTCATCAATTTCAGTGATTAAAAACTCGTCACTATTTTCATTAGTAACTTTCTTTCCTACTCTAGCCCATTTACTATCACAAGTGAACGTCTTTGGGTCACTATAAGTGCCCTCAATAGTTGAATCCATCTGAGAAACAACATTGCCAATAATAATTGATAGTTCATTAATCATATCCAGTAAGCTGTTTGTTTCTGAAAACCATTAAAAGTGTTAAAATGACCTTTTCCAATATACGTTACCATAAACGTTCCGAGACCATCTCCACCCGTTACCGTTACCACTTCATTAAGTTGATAATTGCTGCCTGCTGCGTTAACTGTTCCTAAATCGATTTTACCACCATTAGTTCGAATATCAAGCGTCAACCCACTACCAAACGTAGCAGTCGTTGGAACATTTAAAGCATCCACATAAGTAGTACCGTCAGTTAACAACTCAATTGTGACAGCTTGACCCGTTACAGCATTCATATTTACTTGTATGTAAGTTTGAATAGCCTTATAACTTCTAATTGCTTCGTTGTAACGTGCATAAATCATTGAATACAGCGTGCTAACGGGCTCCGAATTCTCACTAATTGGTCGAACATTCCCGTAAGGAGTCATCTGATTAATTAAATCTTTCGAGTATTCAAAATAAATAAAGCCTTTAAGCATCTCTTTTATACCGTCCGAAATTATCAATTGTCTAAACGTTAAATTCTCGTAAAACGGTTTGAACACCTTTAGAAAGTTAGGTGACTGTGGCACGTTTGCCAACAAGTCAGAATCAAATTCAGTGTATAAATTAGCCCCGAATAGTTCAATTAAATAACGCTTTTCGTACTTGTCTATGTAGTCCTGCAATTTAACAGTGTCATACATACCAGTACTTAATTGATATTTGCCTGTAAAGTCAGAAATAGTTACAATCATTTCTTATTTTTTTAGTTTTCCGAAACCTCTCTTTAGAAATTGCTTAAGCATTTCACCGCTAATTTTGAATAAAACGCCCTTCGGCAAGTGCTTAGATTGTCCGTTACCTTCAAATTCATAAATCACTTTGTCATCAAATTCAATCGTTGCGCGAACACCTTCACTATCCTTTTCGTAATGCACGTCAATAATTCGAGTATCTAGGTCAATTTCTACACCTTCAATGTCTCTTTTCACTGTTATTTCGGCATCGTTAACGTTTAATTTAACGTTTAAATCCTTTTTTTTACGAGTTTTCTTTTCCATTGTGCAAATTTAAAAGGGGGGTCAAGAACTCAACCCCCGTTATTTTTTAATTATGGTGCAACTTCTAAAGCAGCAATTGCAGTAGCGATGTTTCCGTCTACGAAAGCTGGATAATCGTTTTCCTTAACATATTGAACTAAACGAGCTTCAGCAAGGATAGTAACCATATTACGTTGGAAATCGTCATTTACATAACCAACTTGTACGTTCATAGCCTCACGCATTCTTACGTTTGACTTTGTGAAATCACCTACCAAGAAAGTACCTGCAACCATATTAGTTGTAGAAACAACGATAAGGTTTGCCACTCTATTAACGTCCATCAAGAACATAGGGTAAGTGTATTCGCCAGTAGCAGTTTTCGTCAATTGCATTGCAGCAACATCAGCAGGATTCAATACAACGTGTGTTGGCTCAAAGTTAGCGTTTTGGATTTGAGAAATAGCTACTCTAATAACATCTGAGATGTTTGGAGTAACAACAGTTCCTGCAAATGTACCAGCTGAGAAAGTAACTGAATTAGTCAAGATACCATTGATACCACCAACTGCACCGTTCAATAAAGCATCTTCAATAGCTTGGTCAATAGAAGCCATCAAGTCAGTATTGATTTCCGATTGAACGAATGATAAATCAGCAAGCATTTCCTTAGAAATCTTTACAGTACCAGCGATTTTCTTAACCTCTTCAGAGATTTCTTCGTAAGAAGGTTGTCCCGAAATTTTGATTCCTGCTTCGTCTACCCACTCAGAAACTGTTTGAACTTTTTGAGAGATATAAGTTACAAACTTAGAGTTAGTAATACCCATATTAACGATGTCACGTATCTTAATGATAGGACGAGCAATTTTAGATACTCCTGCCTCTAATGTAGATAATGCGATGTTACCAGTGTAATCACCATCGATAGTAGTGTCGTAAAGAGCTTTAGTCTCTAAAGACATCATACCGCCTTTTTCAGCAGTTTCTTTGATTTTGTCGATGTTTGAAACATACGCTTGAGAGATT